TTGGCAGCATCACCAAGGTCAACGTATTGACCAAAGTAACCGCCAGCAACTATCGGTTGTGCTGCGTCATCCGAATCTTTCGTTACAAAAGAAGGGCCAATTGCTTTTTGACCCTTCTTCTTCCGATCAATCGAATAACCAAATAGTTGTGACATTTAGTTGTCCTTCCTTTTCATTATAAAGTATTTAGTTAGGTTCCAGTTAGTGAAACTGCGTTACCTGCGTTAGCATCATTTGCGTATGTCCAGTACTGAACTTGGAATTCAACTGTATACTCTTCTGGAGTATCGTTGCTATCCCATGCTAGATCAATAGCGGAGATTGTTGAGGGCCAAATTCCTACAAACTTGTAAGATCTAACCACTGCACCTTGTCTGTCGTATTGTCTTACCAAAGCATCAGACTGATACTCTGCGATAACACGAGGCTCTTGTAAGTTTTGATGAAGAGCTTGGATCTTAGTAGACCATTCTTCAAACTTAGAGCGAAGTGCAAATCCTTTGTCATTAAGAACTGTAATAGTCCATGGCTCAAAGGTTCTGTCTCCAGCAATCTTAAGTGTCCTACCTCTGTAGGGTACTTCGATTACTCCAACTGTAGAAGCTGGTATGTTTGCTGCTTTAACTAGGAAAGTAGCTAGTGATCCAGAGGATGCACCAGATCCAGCACGAGATGCTCCCGCACTTTCCTCTCCACGTTGCTCTTGTGATCCAGGGGTAGCACCTGACTGAGGTGTACCATTGTCTACTATCTGAGGGAATCCTACTTCAACCTGAAACAGGTTAGGGCGGGCTAAATCTCCAATCCTATTTCTAAAATCTAGGATTGGAGCGTTTATTTGTTTTCCTTCAGACTGACCAGGATAAGTCTGGCTGTCGAATGCTGACATTAGTATTGTCTCCTATTTGAGGTTGAGCATGAAGTCATGCCACGGTTTACTCATTACGATACTAGCTCACTGAAGCTTGCTCCAGTCCTAGTTGCAGTGAAGGTCAATGTGATGAAGTTGATAGAT